CATGGCATCGATAAATTTAACTCCTAGTATTGCGAATACGGCATCTTTTTCTTCTCCTTGTTCAATCACAATATCTGCAGGTAGATAAGGTTCAATAACACCTAAACGCACATATGGATCAAGTACCGTTTTCATTAATTGTTTTTTAAACAAATCTCGACCATCCGCATTATTGATTATTTTCCCGATGAAGTATTTTCTAAAAATATGTCGTGTGTTGTTTTCAATAATGGACATCCCACGATCAATTTTTCCTTTTCGGAAATCTTGATTCTTCGTCGGTGTAAATGAACGAAATGTATTAATATCTTGCTCTACTACAACTTCATCCTCATGTAGCGTATAGACAATATGGCCGTCTTTTAAGGCTTGAATGATTTCATCATTTGTCATCTTTTCCGCTTCAATCGCACCAGGATATTTTTCAAACGTCAATGAATTTACTGTAGACGCTGCAAATGCGGCACCAAACCAATACAAGGAATCTTTTGCCTCTAAGAATTCACCACCAGCAAGTAGGACCCCATTTTTAATTGATACCGTACTTTCATGATCTGAAGCATTGTAATTATTCGTTACGAACGTGACGCGCTTACCGGCTTGTTGTCGTAACTCTTTCATCTTTAAAGCAAGCAACGCCTTTGTGGTAGTTTCATCTGTACCGTAAGCCACAACCTTAAAATTCAAGTTATCTAATGCAGATGCGAATTCAGAAATTGAATCATTGGTTGCAGCGACTGTAGTGCCTCCAGTAAGCGTCAAAATTGCATCACTGGATGGCAATGATCCGTTAAACATGACGTAATCATTAGCCTTTAACTCATCAAAAAAAGCGACATGTTGCGCGTCTACTTGAACAGCATCAACAAACGTTTTGACGGTTGTATAGCTATCTACCCCTTCTGTAGTCGTAACTTGAATTTTATTGCCATCAGTTCCTCCGTATTTTGCAATGACCGTTAAACCATGCGCTGTTGCTCGCGCCTTCTGTCCTTCTCCATTTAAGTTGTAGAGATAGACATTGCTCGTAGCTTTGAAGGCTTCTCGAATCGGGAGTATATCACCAAGTGACTTGCCAAAAAGTGCTCTAAACTTTGTATTGGGAGAGAGTTTTATAAACTTTCCAACATCACCCCAGTCTAGCGTTACAGGAACAACTAGTGCGCCATTTGAGTCAAGACCCATTGTATTTAAACTGTTTGATTCAAAATTGACATACGCATCAGGACGAACTTTGTTTTGCGTTTCCCAAATACCACCCATTAGACATGCACTCCTTTCTTCTTCCATTCTGCTACTAACTTGTCAGCTTCATTTTTTTTATAGGTTGCTCCATCTTGTAGCACAACCTCATATTCCAAGCGCTCTTTTGTAGATTGAGCGCTATCTAAAAAAGCAGCCTTCGAGAATTTTTTATTCCCTGGCTGCTTCATAGTGTTCTGTTTGTTTGTCGTCACTTGTGTCAAATCCAACGCCCTCCAATGTTCTCATTTTCACTTCATCTAGAATATCGCGTAGTCTAGCCTTCACTTGGAAATTAACCACTAACGTTTCGTCAACAATCTCACCGCTTATTTCATGTACATGAAACCTATCAGCAAGGTATTTAAAATTGTTTTGAACGCTTTCTAATACATCAAGGCATTCTTCATCTACATCGTCAGTAAAAGGGAAATAAACCACACTAAATGAATACGTGCGATTTGCTTGGTACTTCAACCCACGTTCCTGATGAACATGAAAAATGCGTACTAAAAAAGCAGGTACTTTTAAGCCCTGCTTAACTGGTTTATCGTAAACATACATGGATGGATACAAAGAACGTATTTGCATGATTGCAAGTGTCTTGATGCCTTCTGTAAAACTATTCACCTAAAATACGCCTCCACTCCTTTTCAATTTCTCGTTCCCACATCCGTGGTGCAATCCGTTCCATCTCTTGTTCTGTAAGTTCCAGCATAAATTGCCCATCGACATAACCTACTGTACGTCCAGCAATTACAATACGATGACCTTTCTCTACAAACAGCGCATATTCTACCTGATTATATAGAACAATTTTATACGTATCTCCTTCTTTAACAATGTGATACTTCCAGTTATTCCGCAAATCTCCGGTATCTACAGGTGTGAGCATTTTTACTTTACGAATCGCCAATTGAGCGATGCGTTCCGCGACTTTCTTATGAATTCTCCCAGAAGCAATGGTGAGCTCTTTTAATTTTTCAGCTAACTGTTTTACTTCTTCAAACTCAAAAGCCATTAAGCATAGCCCTTCTTTTTCAGCAACACTTCTTGATGTGTAACATACAAGAATGACTCTTTAGCGGAAGTAAATTCATCGGTTAGCATCAATTCACCATCTTCAAATTGTTGTACCGTTATTTCATCACCAGCTAGAATATCCACCGTTGGAGAAAGGATAAGCTTCGCATCATAAACAATTTGATTGGCTTCACCTTGGACCACGTTATTTAGCGTCTGCATGCCTACTGTAGATAAACGACAAGGGATATTCGCATATTTTGTAATCCATTGTTGACTTGTAGCGCCATTTGGCTTTTCATACTCCTCATAACGTTTGATTGTTTCTACGCGGTCATATAATCGCTCAACAGACTTTGTGGCCGTCGTCATTAACCTTCGAATAGTCATCCTACCACCTCAATTTTCGGAAACGATTTAAGTGGGAGGTATAGTTCGTGAGTACTCTTGCAGTTGCTTGCTCACTTGTCGTCGTATTGGTAGTAAATTCAACTGCTGAATTAAATCTAGCGTCATGTTCGCATGGACAAACATTAAATCATCTGGAATATCACTTCGATTGCAATACGTTTTAATGGCTTGTGCTACCTCCTCTATTTTTAACAGTAGTACCTCTTCCGTAAATACATCTGGCTCCATTTTATTGTTGACGATATCAAATACATCCAAATTATACCCTCCTAATTGGGCTCCGCCTCTTTGGTCGCTGTAGCTTTTGTATTGCGTCTTTTAGGTGGCTCCATCACTACTAATACTTCAAAATCTGGATGGTCTGCATGTTCTGAAAGCACTTCTAATTCTTCACCGGCTTTATACCTTTTACTGTCATAACGAACAGGGAAACTACCATCTTTTACTTTCACTATTGTTTTCATCTAGCTATCACCTGCCATTAGTTTACTTTCGCAATGAAAATATTATCGATTGTTTCAAAGCTTGGTAGCACAATTTCAGAAACAATCGTTTCAACATTTACAGGATGCGGCTCTTTAATCGTCGTAATGGCTACACCCGTATTCACAATCGATACATCAGCAGTAGATTGTCCAGCTAACAAGTCTGATTCTTCTGGTGTCGTACCGTAATACGTACTACCGAGATTGCCATCTGGAATCAATGTAAAGTAGTCATCTGGATAAAAATTATGCAAGGAGCCGTCTTCAGCGCGATACTTTTTGTTATACACCGCTACAGAAAGTCCAAATTTATTTTTTAAATACTGCTTTAACATGGCATCCGTCATGATAATCAAGTCCCCGCCCAATGGATTCATATCTAAACGAATACTTGGATGATTGAGCAAATAGCCAAATGTTTTACGTGTCATTATCGCGTTTTTTGGACGAGTACCCGTATTCTCTTCCACCGTATCCTGCCATTTCATAATATCTAGAATCGGTGTAGCATCTACTTTCCCCCACTGCGCATCACCTGCTAACGATTCTTTGTGCTCATCTTTCATTTTGTAGTCATAGTCGTAATTTTGACGGTTAGCTGTAATACGAATTTTGCCGGTAGAAAGTAATTGCATAATCATTCGTTCTGGTTGAACATTCGCACCATTCACAAGGTTGGTTGCATCATCGTAAATGCTTGCGATAATGGTCTGTGTCATAGCATCTAAATTGGAAGACTGTAATTTATTTAATTCTTGGCGATCTTTTTCCCCAATTCGCATTGCTTCACGGAAGAAAGGCATTTCTGTTTGAATTTTGCTAAAGCCAATACGATCACGAATTGTTGCTTTTGCATCAAATTCAGATGGCATTAATGCGACTGGCAATCCATTTGAGCCTTTTATCCAGCTTAAATCTAAACCGAGTTGTTTCTTTGGCGGAAAAAGGGTCGCCCCTAAATAAGGAATACGATTTGATGGGTTGTTCTGATAGTAAGTCGCGATATTTTTGGCGTTTACTAAATCAAAAATTGTTGGCATGTAATATCATCCTTTCTTATTTCAAAAATGTAATTTGTTTTAATGCCCTAATAGCTTCTGTCGTTGGCTGTTCAGGAAGTTTATTCAGTGCAATAAATCCATGGATTAATGCTGCACCTGACGCAGGACCATAGGTAACGTCCGTATCATTGAAAAGGACTCCTTCTGCGCCAGCCCCATTCGTTTTGACCGCTTTTACCGTTTCATCTGTAAGGAATCCACCGCCTAAAATCGTTCCAGCAGGTACAATCTTTTTGCCCTCTGCATTTGGACTAACGCCTTTATCTGAAACAGTAATCGCTACGTTCACATAATGATCCGGAAATTTTAATATTTCTTTTTTGTTTGTAAAAGTTGTTTCAATGAATTTACTCATTCCATGTCATCTCCTTATTGAAAGTAAGACTTTCGCGCATCAGCTAAGTATTGTGTATTGCCTAATACTTTTTCTGCAATCTGCTTTCCGTAATTTTCATTTGAACCTTGATCTTTATCACCTTTTTTACTTTCAGCAGGCTTTGTACCTTTCGGCAAAGTTTGTGATTCTGGCACAAATAAAAAAGACTTCGATTCCTGCAACGTTTTCAGTTGCTCATCAAGTCCTTTTTTGACATTACCCTCTTCATCCAATTCAATTGTCGCTTTATCGATAAGACTAGCGACTAAATCCGCATCATGTACCTTACCTGCAAGTGCTAATTTCAAAGCGCTTTTCAGTTGAGTGTCCTTAATCTTCGCTTCATACTCTGCTTTATCGGTTTTATTTTGTTGCTGTAGCTCAGTTATTTTGTTTTGTAAACCCGCAGTATCAATTTTTTTCAACTCCTCAAGTTGTATATCACGATTAGCGATTTCTTTTTGCAAATCCTTCACCTCCTGAACTTTATTTTCAAAGAGGCTTTTCGGTACCATTTTACCGTAACCAGAAATGATTTTATCTGCTTGTTCCTCCGTTAAACCTAAAGCAATTAATGCTTCCTTATCCATTTAACGCTCCTCCTATTTCGTTTTTTATATGCAATAACTCAATTTATTATTTAAGGCATTTAAGCTCGTTAAAAGTGTAATAAAGGAATAATAAAAGCACTTAACCATAATCTTATAGGTTAAGTGCTAATTCATTAAATAGATAGAGTCGTATACTTTTTGAGCTTCATAATAGAAATCTGTTGGATCGTCGTTT